ACGAGCTTCTTCAGGTGTGGGGATACCTTTGAATAACTGAATATGAGTTTGTGCCGTGAATCCGTTCTTGATGCTATTCAAGTAGTAATTGGAAATCTCGGTGTCAACCTCAATATATTTCAACGCACCTACATAATCAGGTAGCGGATAAGTGCCTTCACCGGGACGATAGAACTGACAATAGTACAATTGCTTTGATTCTCTCGTGATTGGGTTGTAAGGTTGGTAATGAATCTTCTCCGCTTTGGTATCAGTCCAATCCGCACAATACACATACTCACCTTCAAGACCTTTGCGAACATCCTTGAATGGGATGTGATAGTATTCGCTTGGTGCGGTCTTGGCTTTGTTCCAAATAACCTCCACTGCAAACCCATTGAACAACTCCGCATCGTATGCAATCTTTGCTTTGAGTTCCTCATAGGTCTCATAGGCGTTGATGTTCTTTAGTTTGGCTTCGGCTTTGGCGATGTCGGTGGTGTTTTGTCCGAAAACATCAGTACCAATACCAGCAATATAAGAAGCTTTTGCAGAAACGATAGCATTGTGCTTGGGTGATTTGTTAAATAATTCAACGAGAAAATCGGGATAGAGATTGTCTGCTCCGAAAGTCACGAACCCCTTTGCCTTGTTCTCCTTGAACACAGGCAGTTTGTTGTCGTGAAAATTAATCCTTTGGAATATCATCGTAATCAAATAGCAACTTAAAGTGATTGCAACATAGATACCAAATCAGGGTGCGGATAGACATCAATTTTGTCTGCACGAACCGAGTTGTGAGTGAACACTCCATTCTTTCCGCTCAAAGCTCTTTTGGTAACTTGCCAAATGTCCTCGTGATATGTCAAGTCAATGTTGTACTTCTCACGCCACAACAACAACAACTCTTTGGTTGATGCAATTTGTTCCTTCGTGTAGTTCTCAAAATAGGTAAATCCCTTATACGGCTTGTCAAGTTTGCAAACATCTTTGACCTCCTTGCCGACATAGTTGTAGAACTTGCCGTTCTTCTCTACCAAGTAACCCCAATTACAAATCTCAATGCCGATGGATGTCTTGTCAAGTTTGATGAATGGTAACCCTTTGAAGTGTGCAGATTTCAAACCCAAGTGGAACGCCCAATGTTTAGATGAGAACCCTTGCACGATTTCACCTGACCGACTTATCGCAACACAGGTTGCGATGTTTACTGGATCGGCATCCCAAAACTTGAAGGTTGCCACTCCGTCACCACCACCAGCGGTGTGATGCAAATAGATTTGCGATTTCGGTGACTCTTCTTGGTAGTAACCGTTGAATTTAACTTGTTTCATCCGTGAAGTAGTTTGTGATGAACTTTCCCAATGCACCAGTAACGCCACAAATCAGCATCAACTTTGGGTGATCCAAATTTAGTCCAGCGATAAACAAAGAACCCGCAGCGATGGAATCTCCAAGCACTCGGAATCTCTTTGGTGTTGGTTGGAAGTAACCCTTCAACCTTGTCCTCTTTTTGGTTTCCACGATTTGTGTTTGTTAATGTGCTTTGTATGTCTGCGGAGTTTGTTCTTTGGCTTTGCCCTAAACGATGACTCAACTTTAACCTTTGCCATCTATCCTCTTTATTTTCTTGTGGTAGTAAACCACCGCCAAAATGCCCGATACAACACCAATAATCCCCACACTAAAAGTAAGAACTGGCTGCCAAGTTTGAGTAAAAGTGATGACTGCCGAACTCGTTGAAATAGCGGTTGCAATCGCTGCGGTTGTATCATTGTGAAATTGTTTCATTTTCGTTTCATTTTTTGTCGGTGCAAGTGGTAGCCGATTAAGATTCCGATGTATAGCGTTGTGATGTATGGGATCGCTTCCATAGTCCAAAGATTATTGCGATAGCGAGTGCGAAGAGAATGCCTGAATTAACGGGTACACTTGTTCCGTTTCCGTTGCCGTTGCCTTTGCCGTTGCCGTTGTTCTCCTCAAGTTGAGTATATTCAAGTTCTCTCACCTCTTCTTGGGTAGGTGCTGCCCACTCGCTGTGCTTCACTACAAAGTAATTACTTCTACGCTATTCGGATAGATTGCCTCCAGTGCTGACTCAACTGCATTGACGAGCAATGTTTCTGCTGCGAGGGTTTCATAATCGCTAACGCTCAACTCTAAACCGCTGAAAGTTGTGTTAAAATCTTGGATGCCTTGAATCGGGGCTTTGCCTTCTGCCAATGCCCCAACACTTGCAAAAACAAATGTTGCGATTTGGGCGGGGATTACTCCGTCTTTTTGGCTTTTTACATCTGCGTAACCTTCTGCGATTACTACGATTGAACCCGATGGGATTGATAAACCGCTTGTTAGGTTTACATTACTATTAATTTGAATTGCTTTCATATATTTACAAAATTAGAATAAATCGTTCCAAGTGCTACCATTGTAGCAACATAGTTTGTTTGTTGTAGAATCGTAAACCACCAATCCCGCTGCGGGTGTTGCGATGGCGTTCTTTTGGGTTGTGGTCATTCGGGGTGGGAGGAATCCTTTTGTTGTAGAATCAATCTGTAATTGAGATGATGCGTCTTGCGTTGTATTTGCACCTACAATTACTTGTCTCGGTAAACGGGTATTTTGATTATATGGCATATCCATATGAACATTTAGATCATCATCAAGTCGTAAACCATTATATCCACGAATTCTACCATACCCTGGTAATATTTCCGAAATTCGTACTCCAAGAAAATTTGGACCAAAAGCCGTCAAACCATCATCGGTCACTTTCATCACCCCTGTCCCCGCACTATTCTGCACCAAAAGCGATGTAGTGGCGGATGTTGAGCCTTTTCCCTTAAATTGAGCCAATGCAACCGCACCAAAATTGATTGAGCCATTTGCCCCACCCCCTTGCGGTATTAAATTTATTGGGGTACCTAATGCATTTACATCCCCAAAATATATTGAACCATTATTTGTAGCAAAACGAGTACCAATTAAAAATAAACTTCCGTCACTTGGTAGTTTTATACTTGCAGCAACCCCACCCAATTCTATTGCTTGTGTCGGTGCATTTGTACCAACCCCCAACCTATTATTCGTATCATCCCAAAAGAAATTGGCGGCATCACTTGCAAACGCTGAACCATTGCTGAACTGAATCGCACCACTCACACCGCTTGGGTTTGCTGCGATTGTTATGTTCCCACTTCCCAACAAACTTGTTGAGTTTATTGTCTTGATATTCGTTCCGCTTACAAGAGTTTCTTGAACTGGGATGTTCCCACTACCCAAAACCGATGTTGAATTGATGGTCTTGATGTTTGTTCCCGAAACAAGTGAATCTTGTTTGGTAGCAAGAGCAGTTGTCACCGCAGTTGTTGTCGGGAGATTGCCCAACTGAACTTTTGTGGTGGTGTTGGTTGCTATGTCTACAACAGGAAATACATCGTCCGTTGTCGGGGTTGTTAATTCGGTTAAGTCAGTTATTCTCTTGTTGCTCATAATTCTAAAAAGTTGCCGTCTTGAGTTCTCAAGAAGTCATTGTTTTGTGATAGTAAATAGCCAATAAATTTCTTGTCAAATCCAAGATAGTCCCCATCTTGAGTTGTCAAGTACGCTAAATCTTGCGTAATCAAAAAGTCAAATGTATCTTGAATGATTGTTTCACTCAATCCGGGAGTGTAACTCTTTGCAGATATTGTAGGCGTGTTTTGTTTTGCTTGAATTGTAGGCACATAACTCTTCGCACTCTGCGTGATGTTTCTTTGCTTGTTGCTTTGCTGAAAAACATAGGTTTTCAAATTAAGCGTGTAATCAACTTTCTTTGATGTCAGCGAAGGTTTGTATACCTTGCTTGTCATAGTGCGGTTAGATTACTTTGAAACAAGCGTAGGGACATACTCCTTTGAATCTATGAAAGCGATTCCCTCAAATCCCAAGAAAGAAGCATCTTGAGTTAACAATGAATCACCACCTTGAGTGGCTAACCCAAAAAAAACATCAACGGGCGATGATGGCAATATGTTGTGTTGCTTGTTCACGCTGGTGAATAGAACACTTCAGGTTGCTCAACTAACTGACATTTTAAGATTCCAGTTTCCACAAGCTCATTTGCAAGGTCAGGATTCGTGTTGACTGCGGATGTTTGAGCATACACTTTGTATTCGTACTCCCCATTTAAGAGTGTGAAGGTGGTTCCCTCAACAACGGCAAACTGATTGTATCTTTCTTTGAATGCAGAAATGTCAGCCAAGATGACATTGACAACTTGATCCGTCAGCAGATGCGTCATATTAAACAAGAAATATGGATTGGCAATCGTGACTTTTTCGGTCAGCGTTAAATACCAATTCTTTGATTCTGCTTTTTCAATTACCAACATCTCTACAAAATAGCGATGCGAAATTTATGTAACAAAAAAGGGAGAGCATTTGCCCTCCCTCTTTCTCCTATGAATCAAGAACCAATTAGATACCTAAACTGGTAACAACTGAACTCTGCAATTTGTAAGGTGCTTCCGCTTCAAT